AAAAACATCTTGAACCATCTTGAACCACCGCATAAAATCAAGGGTCACATCTTGAACCGTATCTTGAACCGTATCTTGAACTAACTTAAATATCTTGAACTTTTATTGAAATTCACATATAAAATATTATTTATGCGTTTTTCAACATAGTAGAATCTTTTTGAATGTACTTTGGAAGTTGTGTCATGTCTGTCATATTTTCCAAGACTTTCTGTTGCCCAGTCTGATTCATTTCACAGAACATTTCCAAGACCTTCACAGCACCCCTTCCAAAATTCTTCTGAACTAGTTCCAGGATATTTTCTTTTTTCAGTTATCTTATTCACAGGTATATTTAAGGGTTTTCCCAGTTCTTCTTGTGATATACCCATTTCTTTTCTTAATTGTTTGATGTATGTTCCCATTGTCATAAGGTCACATCCTTTCTAATACCTCTGACGATTTTCAACAACTTTCCCTATAATTGTGATAGGTTTTTCAATAATGTCTTTATTTGAATATTTTATTGGTTCATAGGCAGGATTGAAAGAAATTAAACTGATGCCTTCTTGGTGTTTCATTAATTTCTTACAAGTTGCAGAATCACCATTGATTAAAACAATAACTATATCACCGCTGTCAGCATCATCCTGTCTGCGAACGATAACGGTATCACCTTTCATGATTCTTGGTGACATACTATCACCATTTATTCTTAAACCAAAGAATTCACCAGTAGATGCAAGCTCCTCTGATATTTCCTCAGTTCCAATATAATCTTCTTCTGCAAATTTTGGTGTTCCAGCTGCAACATTACCTACTACTGGAATTTTCATTCCCTTTTCTAACCTGAATACATTTGACTGTAATGCAGGAGTATTGAAAACATCATCAAAGTGTTTCAACCATTCATCTTTGGTTCTGTAATTAGTTGTTCCTGCAATCCAGTCAGCAGTTACACCAAAGAATTCTGCAAGTTTATCCAACTTTTCCCTTTTTGGTGAAGACTTCCCTTTCTTCCAGTCACTGAATGTGGATGCAGGTATTCCTGTTGCTCTGGACACATCAATGTTTTTCACACCTTTTTCTTTTAGTAATTCCACATACCTTTCATACATAAAATCACACCTTTCTAAAAAAAATTAGGAAATCACAAATTTATGCTTGACAAATAAGGAAATCCTAAATATAATTAAGATGAGATTTAGGAAATCCTAAATATAAGCAAAATTATAGCAGGAAAAATCAAGCATAAATTTGAAAATGGTTTTGTGGTAATTCCATTATATAGGATTTCCTAAATAATTTCAAGTAGAAATTTGTGATTTCCTAAAATAATAATTAAAATGGGGGGTGAAAGTATGTATTCTAAATTTGAAGAACTACTAAAAGAAAATGGTGTTACTGCATATGAAGTTGCAAAAGCAACTGGAATTCCAAATTCCACTTTTTCTGATTGGAAGAGAGGAAAGAGCAAACCAAAAATTAAGAAGTTGAAAAAAATTGCTGAATATTTTCAGATTCCTATCACTGAAATTATTTAGATAAAAAGGCAAGTAGAAGAAAGGATGTAACAAAAATGAATAATTTACAAATTTTCAATAATGCAGAGTTTGGAAGCATCAGAACAATTGTGATTGATGATGAACCATGGTTCGTTGGAAAGGATGTTGCTGAAATTTTGGGGTATACAGATACAAGGCATTGTTTACTTGACCACATAGATTCAGATGATAGAAAAAGCCTTAAATACAAGGCTTGGGTCAAAATGGCACCAACCTTATGGAATAAGCCAAATGATTTCATGGACAAAACAATAATCAATGAATCAGGAATGTATGCACTGATATTTGGTTCAAAACTTCCATCTGCTAAGAAGTTCAAGCGTTGGGTGACAAGTGAAGTTCTTCCTTCAATCAGAAAAACAGGGCATTATGGGAACACACCTTTGAAAGATGTAATAAATCTTATCCGTATTACTAGAGATAATATGGAAAAGCAAGGTGCATCACCAACACAGATTGCTGAAACAATTAATGGAATATGTGAACAGTATGGAATTAATCTTCCAAACTTTGTGATACATCCCGAACAGGTCACTATGAAAAATGTGTTTGATATGGTTGATTATGTTTTTTCACAGCCAAGGGGTAGAGGTCACAAAGCATTAACTTATGATGATTATGTAGCACATAAAGCAAGCGTGAAAATGATAGGCGGTGATTGATATGAAAATTTATAGTAATAGACTTTCAGTTGCAGAAGCTGCAAGTTTATTAGATGCTTCTGAACAATTTATTAGAATTGGATTGCAGCAAGGAACATTAAAATTTGGAATGGCTGTTAAAATGTCAGGACAATGGACTTATGTGATAACAAAGCAGAAGTTTGAAGAAGTAACAGGAATAAAAGTTTCACAATAAATATTTTTTGAAAGGATGGACAAAAAATGAAAGGTTATAAGGTTTTTAATTCTGACTGGACTTGTAGAGGTTTCCAGTTTGAGGTAGGCAAAGTATTTGAGGAAGATGTCACACCA